CTGTGTTTTCAGTATAATCTTGTATGGCGGTTTTTAACTCTGAAAGTGTAAAGCTCATGTTGTCACCGTTACTGCTCCAACGCTACCTATTGCAGTTAATTTGTTTGGTGGCGTTATTCCATCTATGTCACGAAAACCAACAGGATCAAAGCCGTATTGTATGGATCTTTGCTCTGTAAGGTTTTGCTCTGGCCTTGGATCACGCAAAGCTTGGGGATCTGGCCTTGCTCTTAAAGGTTCTAATTGTGGATGCTTTGGCTCATATTCATCGTATCCTACTAAAAGACCATTCCATTCTTTACGCATGTCTCTAAGTCGATACCGAAAGCCTGACCGATCTGAAATGCCATATGCCTTTTTACCTGTGGCATATTTAGACATAACGATAATTCCTTAAATCAGGCGCAACTCTAAAAGAGGCACGATCACGATCTTCATCCATTGCGCGATTAAACTCCTCTTCATAAATAGATTTAAGAAGTTGAGTTCGGTCAGGAGCACGCTTCATGCTTATGTAGTACGCCAATCCAGCAGCTAAACAAGGATAAAATCTAAACGGTATTTCTAATGTATCTATGAAAGTATCCGCATCATTTAACCTTGTTAAAGCATCAAAAATTAAAATGTCTGTACTGTTTTCAGGCAAAGGCCAGATTTTTAAATTAGGTGTTATTTGTCTATCTAAAAAAAATTGCGTTGGACGCCCAGTCGTTGTCTTTGTAGGAATGTTTAAATATGTGTCACGACTTATCCTATCCAACGCAAAATCGGTGCCATCTCTTCTTATAACCAAGCTTAGAATGTCAATGATGTCTGTCCCAAGAGAATATTCTCCATCACTCGCAGTTAAAGCTTGTGTTTTTTGCTCTATAGTCCATTGATTTAAACCTCTGTTTGCCCAATCAGCAAACATAAGATTAAGAGATCGTTTGGCTGTTTTAAGATCATAACCTGTACGGACTTCTAAACCACAACGTTCAAAAGCCTCTTCAATGTAATCAGCTACATCAAGCTCAAAGTCCGTTGATCCTGATAATGCCATTATTCTTCCTCACTATACAGATTATCGAATATTCGATTTACATCTAGTGTATAGTCTAAATCACTTTTTGAATAGTGTATATGTTGAGATGGTTTAAAATCAGGCGCACCTTCACCCATCTCAAACCAAGCTGGATGCGTAACACGCACACGATTGTTGGGTAAAGCAACTACATTTCCTGTCCAATTACCAGCATCAAGTAATTGTAAAACATGACTTTGCTTATGCTGTGCAGGATCATCAGCTATCTCTGACTCTGCGTAGTCTACAGTAAATAAATACTTTGCGGGAAAGAAATTGCCATCAATTTTTGCCATCCAAGGGCAAGGTGTGGCTCTATCCATAACATAAACTGCGTGATGATATGATGAACAATCCCAAGGCTGTGCATCATAAGTATTCATTGGTTCAGGCCATTCCTCTAATGGTATATCGGCAACAAGAGCAGTAATAGGCATACGCGCCCACATTGCTCCACCGTGAACAGTGTCCTCTTCCTCTCCTTCCGCCTCGCTACCAGTAAATATAACTTGAAAGCTAAGGCACCTATTTGGCATACTTGTTACACCGATAACCATCGCGTGTAAAAATTCGCCGTGATACTGTTCATGATTATGAGTGTATTCACGACGAACCCATGCCTTAAAATAAGGAATGTTACTATGTAAATATGGCATTACTTTTTCTTTTTAGGGGTATCCTTAGTTACTTTATAACCCATCTTTTTAGCAGCCGCACGAAGTTGTGCAACCGTCATTTTACCGCCTGCTGCACCACCTTTTTGCATCATACGTGGCTTTTTCATACCACCAGCAGCGCCACCCTTCATCATACGTCTAGGTTTTTTCATACCTCCTGCGGCACCACCCTTCATCATGCGGCGAGGTTTTTTCATACCACCAGCAGCCCCGCCTTTCATCATTTTCTTTACTTTGCCACCGTTACGATAGCCTTTTTTCTTCATAGCCATGACAAACTCCTTATGATTGGCTAACCGCACCCTTTGTGCGCTTTCTTCGATTAGACATTATTTTACCACAACCTCTAGCAACAGCAGTTCCGGGTATGTCTTTTCCTCTAAACTTACGTTTAGATTTTGTTTCAACAACACCACCGTCATTAAGATTACGAACTTTTGCTTTTTTAGTATTAGCGACCACAGTTTTACCTTTCCCCCCAGCAGATTTTTTCTTACGTGCTGTTTTTGCACGTTCTTCTTTGGAGAGACTTTGAGCTTTCTTTCGCGG